CGATGGTAACGTGATTCGCGTGATCCGCTAAGGCTACGCATAGCTTCGAGTAGAGCAGCGGAGCAACGGAGTTGCACAGTACAGAAATGCACAGCTATGGTGCTGCCCAGCATAGATCCGAGATGCGCCGCTAAGGCAGAGATAGGCAAGGCATTGCATAGCAATGGAGGAGCGAGGAATCGCTTGGCATAGCAACGGAAAGGCGAAGAATGGCGTAGTGAGGCAATGGCTATGCATCGAGTCGATTTGCTTCGCAACGGAATTGCATAGAATCGCAAAGACTAGCTCAGACGAGCAACGGCTATGCTTTGAGGCGACTAGCGTCGCAATGGAATTGCATAGTGAAGCAAAGTAGAGCATAGAACTGCAAGGGCAAAGCACGGCATGACAACGAAACGATGCGCAAAGGCTATGCAATGAGCGGATTCGAGTAGCGGAGCAAAGGCAGTGCGGTGATATGCTATGTAAAGACAAAGCGAGGTTCGATGGCTTAACAGCCTGGCACGGTAAGATTCCGTGGGCCATTTGGATATTTTCAGATGGCTAACGCTTATTTCCCTGCCATGGCGGGGCGCATAGGCACGGCGTAATACTGCCCGGTTGGCGTTCACCGATCTTGAACGAAGTATTGGAAATGCTGCCAATGCGAGCGCGTAATTTCTCCGAAGTGCATCCTTGACGGTGGGAGATGGTGAAACCGTCCGCGCTTATGGGACGTTAGCTCAAAGGTTAGAGCAGTTGACTCATAATCATCAGGCTGTAGGTTCGACCCCTACACGTCCCACCAAAGCTGTATGGCCCTCATATCGAGTAGACGTATATCTTCTACCGATGGTCACGCTCAAAGAGAGGATAAGAGCGTATCTATACCATGCAGCTTACTAAAGAAAGGCGTCTGGATTTTCGGCATGGTCTGGGCGCCTTTTATATTTGCCGATGTGGTGGAATGGCAGACACAATAGACTTAAAATCTATCATGCGTGAGGGTTCGAATCCCTTCATCGGCACCAATTGATATTTTGAAAGGAGAAAAACAAGTATGCCAAATTATGTTAAAAACATTGTCGAAATGGCAGAAATCGCTGATCTTCCGTTGTTTCAAGAGGAAGATGGCAAAAAGTTCTTCGATTTCAATACCCTTATTCCGATGCCGGAAGAGCTGAATTTGGATGCTGGAGCGCCTGAAATGGTAAGCATCAGAGCCGTCTTAAATAAGATTAGAAAATTCGGAATCGGCCGATTTGTCGATATCGGTATTGACGAGAAATACGTGAACGAAGAGCGTCTTATCGAATATGCTAATTTCCGTGGTATGGCTTTTTCCGACCTTGAGCGAGAAGGTCTCAAGTATATTCGAAATCTCGTCTACTTTGGATATTCCTCGTGGTTTGACTGGCGTTGCCAATACTGGGGCACAAAATGGAATGCTATGGAAACCGAAATTATCGATGAGGATACGATTTCTTTCTGGACAGCCTGGAATAATCCTTCTCCAATTATTGCGGAACTTGGAAAGAGATATCCTGATCGAGAAATTGAACACTGGTGGGCAGACGAAGACATCGGCTATAACAGCGGACATCGGTTGGTCTATGGCGATATGATCGATGATTTTTTCTGCGATGAATTAAGTCAAGATGCATTTGAAACCTACGTTAAATGCTGGGGCGAAAACAGTTCCTTAGTCAGGGATGAAAGCGGTCTTCTGCATTTCGTTGATAATTACTTTGACGTTGAGGAGGGATCATAATGGATGAACTGAATACTTTACTGACTTGGATCGCAAAGAACGAGCCTTCTCTGGATTCGGAGCAAAGGGATCATTTCATGCGATTCAATCTTTCTCCTGAGATTATGCATGCCTGGTACGCCGGGTACTCTACTGCGCAGATTGATATTCTTGCCAAAGGACAGGAGATTCTTCGGAAAGGGCCTAATTGATATTTAAAAGGAGAAAACGAATGGGATACTATGCATCCGGTGGCGGCGAGATTCATCTGAAGCCAAATCTTACAGAAAGCGAATGGGAAAAGGTTAAAGGAATCGTCAATGACTGTGATATTTTTGATGAGCTTTGGCTGTATTCCGAGGACAACACAATTCTTGTTTCTCATGGGGACAAGTATCGATCCGATTGGGTAGCGGACTTCATGCACTGCATTCAACCGTTTGTGAAGGATGGAGAATTGATATTTGTCGGAGAAGACGATGCTCATTGGAAAATTACATTCGAAGATGGGTCTTGGATGGAATACAATGGCGAAATTGTGTACAATGATAGACGAGAGCTCCAGTAATGGGGCTCTTTTATATTTTACAGGAGGTGAGAAGTTTGTACGCGGTGTTTATTGTCGGGCAACTGCATCCGCTTGGAATGGATAGGGAGTATAACAACGGACTCATCGTCAGTGAAATGATATTTTCAGATCGGCATGGCGCAATGGTTCTGATGTCAAGGGCCAAGAGAGATCCGAAGTATAAGAATGAGGAACTTTATATTCGCGAGGTTGATCCGCGGCAAGCCGAGTTGAACGGATGGGTTAATGCGAGATGGCCTCCTGTCTGCAAGCTTTGATATTTTTCCTTCGCGAAATTTACAAGGGCTATAACGAAGGGAGAGATGAAAAATGTTTACTAAGAAAATGGTTATTGGATGGGCAATCAATGCCGCGGTGAACTACATTATCTACCGGATTGCGGTAAGAGCCATCGAGAATATTAACACTGATGACGATTACCAGGAATGGTATGATATTGGTTACCGTGACGGCTGGGAAGCCTGCATGAGACCAAACGAAGAACATAAAGTAATTATTGCGAACTTCGTTGAAAGAGCCTAACAAGGGCTCTTTCTTTTATATTTTAGGGGGTAATGACGTTGGGTTTTATCATTAACGATGCTCCTTGCAAGGACTGTGTTGATAGAAAATTGAGGTGCCATTCGTCTTGCGAAAAGTACAAGACTTTTCAGGAAAGAAATCAGAAGCGCTTGGATGAGCAGCATAAGCGGAGTGAAGAAATTGCCGCAAGAGTTGCTCGTAAGAGACGGTTCCAGAACTATATTCGGAAAGACAACATTCCTGATAGCTGCTTTAAGCGAATTAAGAAGATTTGATATTTTGAAATTCGCGAAATTTACAAGGGCTATAATGAAAGGAGAGATAAAAATGAAAAAGATTCTTTGGTTCGTTATTGGTTCCACACTGGCCGTTACCCATATCGGATGTCTTGGGTGCGGTATGTTGTGGGGTGCTTGGGCGGAACATGAAACCGGCGTTTGGGGTCGAACCTTTGGAGAAGAGTCCTAACAAGGGCTCTTCTTTTTGATATTCTTCTTTCGCGAAATTTGCAAGGACTATAATGAAAGGAGGTTAATTCATATGAAAAATAAAGTTTTTGGAGCGATATGTGGAGTATGCCTGGTATGGATTGGTTATAATCTGTTTCGGATAGGAGCAAGTTGTGGCAAGCTAGAGGCTTATGACGTTTTTATTGCAGATCTTCAGAAGCTTATTGATGAAAATGAAGAACTCTTGAATAAAAAAGTGGAGTCCTAACAAGGGCTCTTCTTTTTGCTCTATCTTAGATTAGACGCATTCTATTTTAGGATAGAATTTTGAGTGAAAATGGCCGGTTCGCGAAAATTACAAGCCCTTTTAAGAGCGAAATGTGAAAATTGTGTGAAATTTAGGTGAAAATTGGCCTTTTTCTGGCCATTTTTATTTTGCTAAAAAGTGGGCTGGCCACTTTTGTTTGAGAAAATGACAGGAATTTTGGCAAAAATCGTCGAAAAACAGCGATTTTCTGGCCATTTGGCCACTTTCTGCCCACTTTTGAAAACAAAAATGGCCAGCGATTTTTCGCATAAATAAGCCATTTTTTGGGCGTCTGGCCACTTTCCCACTTTTTTTTGCCAGTAAATACGAAAAAAAGTATAGTTATTTTAATAAAAGTCGCGAAAAAAAGTGGCCATTTGGCCAGAAGAAAATTTTTATTTAGATGATCATCTAAATGAGGCACTTTTTGTGTTCCACGAGGCATATTGATATTTTCTCAAATCTTGGTAAAATCGTTGCTCCTCGCGAGTTTTACAAGCCCCTATATGAGAAGACAGAGAGCTCTTTGCTTCTTGAATCGAAGAGTGTCGTTTGATATTCTTGTAATGGATGACGACACACCACAGAAGATTTGGGAGGTAATGCAAATGAGCGCACGAAGAAAGAACACGACCGACTGGCAAGAAGAGATTTATATTTGCCCGGAATGCGGTAAGCGGATGACTCGACTTATTGAGCCGTCCTGCGATGAACTCGTATGCGAAAGCTGCGGATGTTCGTTCGACACTGAACGGTATGGTATGACGGATGAAGAGTATGAAGCTCTCTACCCGTCCGAGGAGGAAGTGTTAGGTTATGTGTTGCTGGATGATTCTGATAAGGAAGATACCGGCGAGACATACGACGAAGTGTGCGGAGAATTGGATGACTGACCGATTCTTCAAAGAGGAGTCCTAACAAGGGCTCTTCTTTTTTGATATTTTGAATGCGCGAAAATTACAAGCCCTTTTATGAGAGAGAAGGATAGAAGCTGCGCTTCTGCTTCTCTCTTTTATATTTGGAAGGAGGAAAATCTGTGGCGCGAAGTTCGAGATTGGAGAGCGGATTTCAGGATCGTTTGATTGAACGGATCGAATACATGTTTCCCGGCTGCATGGTCTTTAAGATGGATCAGTGGCAGGGCATTCCCGATCTATTGATATTATACGGTCGTCAGTGGGCTTCGCTTGAGTGCAAGCGGGAGGAGGACGCAAGCAAACGGATGAACCAGGATTACTATGTCAATTTGATGAACGACATGTCTTTCTCGAGATTTATATTTCCGGAGAACAGAGATGAGGTGTTACATGAACTTCAACAAGCATTCGGGCTTTGAAGGTAAACATGCGCTTCTTGGTGCATCAAAGTTTTACTGGCTCGGTTATGACAATGATAAAGTTGCAGATTTATATTTAAACCAGCTTGCCGTCAAGAAAGGGACTGAACTGCATGCGTTTGCGGAACAGTGTATTCGACTCGGTCAAAAGCTTCCAAAATCGAAGAAGACCCTTAACATGTATGTCAATGATGCGATCGGTTTTAAGATGACGCCCGAGCAGATTTTATATTATTCGGAGAACTGTTTCGGAACCGCTGATGCGATTTCTTTTCGAGATGACTTTCTTCGCATTCACGATTTGAAAACCGGCGTATCAAAAACGCATATGGAGCAGCTATTGATATATGCTGCTCTTTTTTGTTTGGAGTATCGGATTCGTCCGGCCAACATCGGTATGGAACTTCGCATTTATCAGAATGATGAAGTCATCTATGCAAATCCGGGTGTTGATGATATTGCTCCGATCATGGATAAGATCATCACATTTGACAAGATCATCGGCAAATTAAGAGAACGGGAGGAAGACGCATGAATCCAATCGCAAATGATATTCTGATGCATTACGGCGTTAGTGTTAAAGATGGTGCGCCCGGTAGAGGCTCTGGACGATATGCACTCGGCAGCGGCAAAAACCCGTTTCAGCGTCCGACTGATTTTCTTGATCGTGTTGACGCGATGCATAAGGAAGGAAGAACAGAACTCGAGATTGCAAATGAGTTTAATCTGACAACCACCCAGCTTCGTATTCAGAAATCTATTGCAAATAACGAGCGCAGAGCGGCGCAGATCGCAAGAATTAAAGAGCTCGAAGCGCAGGGTTACAGTCGAACTCAGATCGCCCATGAGCTTGGTTTTAAAAATGAGTCTTCAATTCGTTCCCTGATGAACGAAGAGACTACAAGAAGAAAAAATCAGGCGCAGGCAGCTGCAGAACAGCTTAAGAAGCTCGTTGATGAGCGAGGCATGATCGATGTCGGTGAAGGAGCTCAATATGATCTGAACATCTCGAAGGAAAAGATGCGAGAGGCGCTTGAGATTCTTGCTGCTGAAGGATATCCGGTATATGGTGGCGGTATTTCTCAGGTTACGAATCCGGGAAGACAGACGAGCCAGTTGGTTCTTTGCCCTCCTGGAACTGAGCATAAAGAGATTTATGACTTCGATAAAGTGCACTCTATCAAGGATTATATTTATGACAACGATGAAGAAGAGTTTCGTCCATCTTTTGTATATCCGGAAAGTATCGATTCGAGCAGAATCGCTGTTAGATATCGTGAAGATGGTGGCGCTTCCAAAGACGGTGTTATTGAGATTCGCCGCGGTGTCGAAGATCTTGACCTCGGAAATTCGCACTATGCGCAGGTGCGAATTTTGGTTGATGGAGACCGATACCTCAAGGGAATGGCTTTATATTCCGATGACGTTCCCGAAGGCTATGATATTTTGTTCAACACAAATAAGTCGAATAGCAAGCCGGTAAGAGATGTGCTGAAAGAAGCAAAGACAAAAGAGCAGGATCCTGATAACCCGTTTGGTGCTCTTATAAAGAATGGAATTTATGATCCTGATGATCCTAATATGGATCCGGATTCTTTTAGGGGCGGTCAAAGCTATTACTATGATAAGGATGGTAATAAGAAGCTTTCCGCGATCAATAAGACAAAAATTGAAGGAGACTGGAATGAATGGAGCGATAGTCTCCCCTCTCAGTTTCTTTCTAAGCAGAAAATGGAACTTGTCAACAAACAGCTTAAGCTTACGAAAGATGACAAGCTTATGGAGTTCAATGATATTTGCGAGCTCACGAACCCGACCGTTAAGAAGAAACTGTTGATGGACTTTGCCGAAGATTGTGATTCCTCTGCGGTGCATCTTCAAGCAGCTGCCCTTCCAAGACAAAAGTACCAGGTAATTTTACCCTTAAATGATATTAAGGATAACGAAGTCTATGCTCCTAATTATGAGAATGGTGAAAAAGTCGCCTTGATTCGTTATCCGCATGCTGGCACTTTTGAAATTCCGATTCTTACTGTTAACAATAAGAATCCCGAAGGTAAGAAGGTTATCGGAAACGACTCAAAAGATGCTGTCGGCATTAACTCTCATATTGCCGAACGTCTTTCTGGGGCGGATTTTGATGGTGATACGGTAATGGTTATCCCCACAAGGACCGCAAAAATCTCTTCCAAACCTCCGTTGAAAGATTTGGAAGGTTTTGATGCTAAATTGGAGTATGGCGGTAAAGATAAGGAGACATTTCGCCATCTGTCTAAAGAAGCTACTCAGACGGAGATGGGTAAGATTTCAAATCTGATTACGGATATGACTCTTCGAGGAGCAACTGATTCGGAGCTGGCTCGAGCTGTAAAACACTCGATGGTTGTTATCGATGCCAACAAACACGATTTAGACTACAAGCAGAGTGAGCTTGACAATGGTATTAAAGAACTTAAGAAAAAGTATCAGGGTCATTATGACGACGATGGGAGCTACCACGAAGGCGCCGGAACTCTAATCTCGAGAGCAAAGGGCGAAACTTCTGTTCTTAGAAGCATTGGTTCTCAAAAGATTGATCCAGAAACCGGAGAAGCCTATTTCAAGAGAGACACTGAAACTTATGAGCAGAAAAAGAAAGTCTATGCTAAAGATGAAAAAGGTAAACGGATTAAGGACGAGAATGGAAATTACGTCTTTGAAAAAGATCCTAACACCGGAAAAGATCTGCTTGTAGGGACCGGTAAGATGAAGAATCGTCTTCAGAAGAGTACCCAAATGGCCGATACAAAGGACGCATATACTCTTGTTTCGGATGCTAGAACTCCTCAGGAACTTGCTTATGCAGATTATGCAAATTTCTGCAAGTCTCTTGCGAACTCTGCGCGTAAAGAGTATTTAGCGACTGGTAATCTTAAGTATGATCCTTCTGCTAAGAAGACATATGAAAAAGAATACAAATCTTTAGAGGCAAAACTCTTAGAAGCTTCTAAAAATGCCCCCCGCGAACGTGAAGCTCAGCGTCGTGCAAATGAAGCTGTCAATCGTGCCAAAGAAGCAAATCCTGATATGACGACAAAAGAGATTAAGAAGAAGAGTCAGC